CGACTTCAGTCAAGTCAGCATAGATCTGGGAGCCTATGTCGATGCTCTCGGGAAAGCAGTTCTAAGGATCCATAATATCGCTGTGCAGTATTCAGATACTAACGGCTACACTCCCGACATGACTGCATCGCTCGCCGGTGCAATCGATTTTCAATTGACTACACAAACCCAATCAGATATCGTCGTTCTCGGCGATAACAAGTCCGTCGTTGCTTCTGGCCGTCTTCTCGGCTACCGCGCAATTGGATCTGATGGCGTTCCTACTAATCTGGCTGACGAGTTCGATATGGCCCCTCAGCGCTGGAATCAAGGATATCTCATCGGTGTAGAGCAAATGTATCTCGGCGGCAAGACCACGACAACTGGATGGGCTGAAGACGTAGTCGTCTCAGTCGTACTGGAATGCACAAGCGAAACACTATCGAAAGAAGCAGCAATGGCGCTTGCACTATCTCAACAGTGATCGCATGGCTGTCTATGGGATCGGCGCCGTCATCAAACTCATCGAACACATCGATGAGTTAGAGCGGGCTAACGAACGATTGAAGCGAGGATTTTCTAACCCCACCCCCGGGAGTAGAGCCATTGATTCGCTCGTTGAGTCATTACGCGCCGATGCAGCATCCTCGACGGCACCAACCGGCTTCCCTCTACCGCCGATGAAGAAGAAGAAACGCAAGGCCACAGCAGCCTCCAAACGCTATGGAAAGTGTTTCAAGAAAATTCAACACAAATACAAGAAGAAGAATGGATCGTGGAAGAAGGACGGATTCAAGCGTTGTGCAGCAGCAGCAAGGAGGATGGCTAAGAAATGAGCAAAAAACTTTCTTTGAGAGGCACCTTCTCACAGGCCGACAACGCTCGGACTACCGACATTCAAGTCTTCATTTACGAAGCGAACGATCTAACGCGTGGATGGGTAGTTGAAGCGGCCTATTTGTGGCCCAAGACCATACGAGCGGCAAACGGTAATGTGAACGGACAAATGCAAGTATCTGCTTCAATCGCTACGGACACGATCGGCAGTGTTGGCTTCCCAGAGATCTGCGACACCAGCGACAATCGCCAAGTCGCGTGGATCAACTCTGGATACCAAGTGCGATCAGGCGGAGATGATTTCATCGCCAACTCCGGGAATCCTCCCGGCCCAGTTCCGTTCGTTGTCGACCCAGAGCATATCGTCGCCAATGGTCTGTGGATCAACGCCACCTCGATCAGCGATTCATCAACCTCTCCCGTCCGCGAGTGGAATTATATGATCGTTCTCAAGCCAAAGCGACTTGATCCGAAGGAGACTATCCTCCATCTGATCAAGAACGTGGCTCAAGACGTAGTCAATTGACCAAAACGTCGCCTCGATTGGGGGGTAAACAGCCCGCAGCTCTTTTTTCTTAACCGAAAAACCTGCGAAACCAGCCTGTTTTCTTTGGATTTTCTTCACTTTCTGGATTCCATTCTTCCAAAACTGTCTGTCGATTCAGATGTTTTGTCGCTGACCATTCCTCAAACGTGATGGTTCGCGTTGATTGAAGCGTTCCATCCCTCAATCCACGATGACCTGACTTGATGTAGTCTGTCCATTCTGATCGAGAGGGCGTTCCAGCCGGCCAACAGATCGCACAATAGCCGCCCCTCATGTGAGGGTAGCACTTCTGAGCGCTCTCACGCCACGCATTATGGAAACTGACGGGAGTTTCAGCATGGATCAGAACATCGAGATGATCTCTCACGATCCTTGAGAGTTGATATGGGCGGTTTTCTACGATCCATTGGTGTTGTTCGTCTGTGATTCGGATCGTAGTCGTCTTCATCGAATCTCACCTCGATGTCTGCGGGTGACGTGGCCACATAGGCAGGTGCCGCGCTTGTTGGCGTAGGAGATTTGTCGTCGACCGCACTGCTTGCAGATGAAAGCCCAACTCATGGAAGGATCTCTCCGAACAAACTGTGAGTAATTCCCTTCACCATGATTGGGCATTGCTCAGTTTGGAGAATAATAACCTCATTCTCAGCATTCTCGGGCACGACGTCGAAAGAGAGTTTGCAGAATCTGCATACGAATCTCATGGAGTTTGGTGAGAGAATAGTGATATAACTCTATTGCAGTGTATGGCGGTATTACAGTAGTAGTAGTAGTAGTAGGTTATAGACGAGAGAGAGAGAGAGAGAGAGAGAGAGAGAGAGATGGCCAAGACAGATTCATTCTTCATACGCAAAGCAATCGAAATAAACGCCAATGGATCAGGTGCTGGCGACTTCAGTCAAGTCAGCATAGATCTGGGAGCCTATGTCGATGCTCTCGGGAAAGCAGTTCTAAGGATCCATAATATCGCTGTGCAGTATTCAGATACTAACGGCTA